TGCAGTTACGGTGGGAAAATAAAGCTCCCGCTGCCATCCGCACCGCTTTAGGGCTTGGAACAATGGCGCTGAAAAATATCGGCGTATCAGGCACGTTTACAACGGCAGACTCGCCAGCTAAAACGGTTACAGTAACCGACGGCATCATCACGAGCATAGTGTAAGGAATCTGAAATGGCTGTTTCAACAAGAGTTCTTATTCCAGCAAAGATTGCTGAGAACGCGCAAACAACGCAATACACTGCGACGAACGTCACAGCTATCATCGACAAGTTCACGGCAACGAACTACAGCGCAACGGCTGCGACGATTAGCGTCAACCTTGTCACAGTATCCGGCAGCGCAGGAAATGACAACCTGATCGTCAAGACCAAGACGCTTCAGCCATCGGAAACCTATACTTTCCCTGAGCTAGTCGGCCAGGTGCTTGCGTCTGGTGGATTTATTTCAACTATTGCGGGAACAGCTACAGCTATTAACATCCGCGCATCTGGACGGGAGATAACATGATGAAAAAGCCCATGATGATTATTGAAGGCTTCGCTGGCCTACGTGAGAGCGAGCCGTTCATCACCACCGCTGAAAACAAGAAGAACACAGCGATGGTTATCAAGGACTGGATGCTTGGCCCTAAGAACCCCAGCAACGAGCGTGACGCTAATCCTGAATACTGGATTGCTCTTGGCAAGGCTATGCAAGTGGATGAGACCGAAGCCCGTCGTCGTCGCTGCTCCAACTGCGAATATTATATGAATGATACAATGACGCAGGCAAAAATGGATCGCATCCCATGGAATGAATGGGACGTAGATGCAGGCTTCCGTGGCTATTGCGAGAAATTTTCATTCATTTGCCACGACTTACGGTCATGCCAGGCTTGGGAAGAACGTGAGGATGAGGATTAAATCACGCAGCCCTCATGTAGCTTACGCTTCGCTGTCAAATAGGCATTGTGGGCATCTAATGAATCTCTGAAAGAGCCAAGGTAAATGCTTTCGCCATTAACTGAGATGGCAGCAACAAATTTATTAGGCCCATGATAACGAACACCTAGATATCCGGTTTTGCTTGTTCTCTTTGCCCTGTTTTGATTTTGAGCGTTTACGCTGCGAGAAACGTCACGAAGATTATTAAACGAGTTATTGGATTTGTTGCCGTCTATATGATCGATGTCTGCAACAGGCCATTCACCAGTCATATAAAGCCATGCAAATCTATGAGCCATCGCACGAGTACCAGAAATCATAATGTAGACATATCCGTCAAGTCTCAGCGACCCAGCGGTTGTTCCAGCTTTCTTTCTGCCCTTGCTTTCAAGATGTGTAAATATGCCAGTTTCAGGGCAATAATGCACGAGTTCGTGCAAACGTTCTTGAGTAATCATAAAACACCTCATCAGAGTGCTGCATCAGGAAAATTACAGCAAGCGATGATGAGTCGCCTGTCCCCCGTCAGGTAAGCTGCATGACGAGAATAAGATACTTTATTGCCAAAGGCAAACAAATTGTGTTATGGCTGGGCTACCGAGCGTTGACGAGCAGCCGGTAGCTCAGTAGCAGAAAGTCTACTATGCTTAAAAGCGGAACGCCTGAATACTGGTTGCGTCGAAACTTCGTTGAGGTTCTAGACTTGCCTGATGACGCCATTGAATGGCTCATTGACCTGTGGCAAGTTGTCCAGCTTTTTGATGATATTGTTGATGGCGACAAGATTGATCGAGACGATGCTGATGCAGCTATCTGGGCTGCGCTAGTAGGATTGCCAGCTAATCCGTTTTATCAAGCCCATTTCACAGTTCTGCTCCCCCTTGTCAGCACTGCAATCCTGAAGTGGAAGGCATCTGATACTGTTGAGCTATCTGGGAATGCCTGCGCTACTAGCTTTGTTTGGCGTGCTGGATATTATGATATTGTTCTTGCCACAGTGCAGTTGGTTCACGGCACACAGGCAGCAATGGAAATAGGTCACGTTGTGCTAAAGCTTTATGGCGAAAGCCTTGAGGAATATATGAAGGAAATGTCGAATGCCTGATCCGGTAACTGGTATTGCTGCTGCAGCTAGCATTGGCGGCTCTTTAATAAAGGGCAGCGCCGCTAAAAAAGCATCCAACATTGAGGCTGCATCACTTCAGGCTGGTGTTGATGAAACCCGTGCGGCACGAGAAGAACTGCGGACGTTGTTGCAGCCATACACTGATGCTGGTGGCCCTGCCTTGCAAGCGCAGATGGCTGCATTAGGTCTTGCTGGCCCAGAAGCGCAACAAGCTTATGTAACTCAGCAAGAGCAAAACCCTTTATTCCAAGCATTGTCGCGTCAAGGCGAAGAAGCTGTGTTGCAGAACGCTTCGGCAACTGGTGGACTTCGTGGTGGCAACGTGCAAGGCGCACTGGCCCAGTTCCGTCCTCAATTGTTGAATCAGTTCCTTGAGCAGCAATATGGTCGATTGGGTGGATTGACGCAGCTTGGTCAGCAATCGGCTGCTGGCGTTGGCGCATCTGGTATGAATGCAGCTACCAGCATTGCTAATCTTCTTGGTCAGCGTGGCGAAGCACAAGCTGGAGGCGCTTTAGCGCAGGGAAAGATGTTTAGCGATATCTTGGGTGGTGCTAGTGGCTTAGCTAAGGGATTATTTTAGTGGCTAGAGATTATTCGATTGCCTCTGATCCGAGGCAGATGTTCTTGGAATCCGTTGCATTGCAGCGTGCTGAGCAAGACCGTCGTACAAAGCTTGAGAGGCAGCAAAGCCTAAAGACTGACTTGGCTGCGCTTATGGAAAAGCCAGACACGCAATCTTTTGCTAACTTCTATCTGAAGTATCCAGAAGCAAAAGAGCAGGTCGAAGGCTATCGTAAGACGATGGGCGAAGGCGATCAAAAAGCTATTCTTGAGGCATCGCAAACTGCCTTTATTCTCAATCGAGAAAATAGGCCGGAAGATGTGAATAAGCTATTCGATGAGCGCATTGAGGCATTGAAAAACTCGAAGCGCGCAGACTTGGCGCAGACATTCGAGCGAGCGAAAGCTACATACAATACAACCACCGACCCAAAGGCGCGTGAAGCTGTCTTATCTACCATCATATATAATTATGGTGGTGGTGAGGCCCATGAAAAGATTTTCGGTACAGATGTTAAGCTCGACACTTCGATTGTTAAAAACTTAATAGCAGAAGGTTTAGAGCCTGGAAGCGCTGAGTTCAAAGAAGCTTTGAAACGTGATCGCACAAAGATTTCCGTAAGTCTTCCCAATGGTGGTTTCTTTAGTGGAACACCAGATGAGCTTCAGGCAATCTTGGGCGGACGGCCCATGCCAACGAATGTGCAAAAGGGGCCATTGCCAAAGCCAACCACTAAAGCAGACTTTGATAGGCTGCCTTCTGGCACATCATATGAAGCCCCAGACGGCTCCATCAGAACAAAGCCAGGAGGTCAGACGGCTACTCCGTCTGGTAACTTTCAAGGGAAGTAATATAGACCCAGTGAAGGACTTAGGCGCTTTAGGATTTACTCCAACAAGCGGCTTTAGGACGAAAAGGCATCAGGCATCATTGAAGGCGCAAGGGCTTACAAAGACAAATGTCGGCTCTCACCCCGCTGGTGACTCAATAGATTTTATACCGCCTGGTAACATGACAACGGCTCAGGCAATAAGATTAGTGAAGCAAAAGTATCCAAGCGCTCGCGTTGCACCTAGCAACAAAGGCGCAATTCATGTAACTTATCCAGGCTGGGGCAATGCTCCAGACATTAGTGGATCACGGCGACGTTTTGGAGATTAATTGATGGCTGCTCAAGAAAATTGGTGGGATAGCTCTCCTGTTGTTGCGAAGCCTAATCAGGTGCAGCAAGTGCCAGGTGGTATCTATGTGCCTCCTGCCCCTGAAAAGCCTGAAAAGCCTGAAAAAGCACCAAGTGGTTTTAAGTTTACCGAGGAAGGCACTCTAGAGTTTATTCCAGGTGGCCCCGCCGATCCAGAAGTTAAGCAGGATGCAAAGCCTACAGAGGCGCAAAGCAAGGTTCTAACTTTGCTAAGCCGAATTGCTGGTGGCGCAAACGACATTCAAAACTC